TCTAATCTCTTCCGCCAAGATGACGATTAGGAGTGCTATTTTTATTATTCTTAGTCTATTCATTCCTTTTTCTCTCCTTTCAACATTTTATTGAGCCTCTCATCAACTTTTATCCACGAGTCATGCAAGTGGTATTTATCATTAAACGACTTAACGCCAATCGCATGTTGCTCGTTATGATGTTCGCGACATAACGCTAATACATGTTTGTCATAGTGATTCATCTTATTTCTGTTCATGCCTCTACCGACTGCTTCATAATGCGCTAGGTCTGCGTGAGGCTTTCCACAAATTACACAGTTGCGGTTGATTGTATCCCAATACAATAGTGCTTTATCTTCACTTAACAACTTGCTTGTTTCTATGCTCATAGGTATTTGATGATGAAACATAAACGCTATAATCAGTTCTATTAACTCCCTTGCAACTTTCATAGAACAGTCGCGCAGACTGATTTCTTCATAACCTTTCATAATTTCCAATTCTGTTTGTAATAATTTTCTAGTTGATTCCACCGGTTCTCCCCAGTGAAGTTCTATATCTCTACACATTGCGAATATTTTTTTGCGTTGTTCTATAGATAGTTTTTTATTATCCGGAACCTCTACTTCTGCTTTTAGTGGATATCCGTTTTCTAGTAAGTCAATGTGACTTTGTTCAAGTTCAACACCAGTAGCAACGACGGAATAAGTACCGTCATTGTCTTTCTGGTATCTTGTAATGTATTGCATTTAAACCACGTCCTAGAACGGTAAATCATCATCATTGATTTCTATTGGTCCATTAGCATTAGCGAATGGGTTTGATTGCTGACTCATTGGCGTCTGCTTCCCATTTGCTTGTTGTTCTTTTTGTTTCATCTCATCAGTTTTAGGTTCTGGTTTATTAACTACTTCATCGTCTTTATTCCAAACTTTTACATATGAGAGTCTTACAAAATACTTGCCTTGTTCCTCGTTAAATTTATTTTTAAGTACAATAGTTCCGATTTTGTTAATTAATTGATCTGTGTCAAAAGTTAAATCTGGTAAGTTCAATTTAATTCCTAATCTACTAAGTAACTCGATATATTGTTTTTCTTGATAATCTTGTTGGAATGGTGGGACGAATTGGTTGTGTTTGTATTGTTTACCTTCGTTGTTTTCAAAAACAATCGTGAAGTATCTGTTTTCTCTGTCGTTAAACTCGACATTTGCAACTTTTACTGTAAATTCTCCAGCTCCTAAAAAGTCCCCACCTTTCATGAATGCCTCTTGATTAGTTTCTTGAATGTATTGTGTTCTACCAGTGATTTTCATAATTTTTATACCGTCCTTTTAATTAATTTTTAATTACCATTTCTAATTGCTTGTACAACATCGTTAATACTTGGATTAATGAAACGTTTGTTGTTAATTTTGATGTTGCTTGAGTGTCTTATCTTTGTCTCGAATAAATTTGATGGTTCAGCGTTAAGTACATATTGATAAGTTTTTTCGCCGTCTTGCTCATGTTCTTCTATTGTCATTCTTGCTAACACGTCAGATTGACTGATGACTGCTTTTTTTATTTGGTCTTGTGCCTCTATCGTGATTGTTGGATTGATAGTACTTCCCTCATCATCTTTGTCTTTGTTAATGCCCTCGTGTCCGCTTATAGCAAGATGAAATTGATAATGTTCTTGTAATTTAGAAATATAACGATAAATACTTACAATGCGTGTAGCACACTCGCCCCAATCATTAAATGTCGGTTTCTTTGATTTACCGTCCATGATGTCGTCCATAGTGATATCACGTAACTTTTGGATTGTTTCAATCACTACAACATCAATTTGTTTTCCGTTTTCTCTTAGTTGTTCAATAATTTTAGGCAGCATTTTAATCACTGCACTAAAATGCTTATAATTCTTAATCTGCACAACTGCCCCATCTTCTGTTACCGTTGTTCCGTCCTCATTTATATCTAGTACTAAGGCATTGTTATCTTTTGTTAAAAACGTAGTTTTACCAGTACCGAACTTGCCGTATATCGCAAATTTATAAAACTTGTTTGCATTTTGTTTGCTGATGTCTTTTACACCTAGTTGCGTTAAAATATCGACATCTTGATTAGTTTGTTCAGTCATGTTCTACCTCCTCGTACTCAATTGTTTCTGTCACTGTTTTCTTGATTGCTTTGTGATAATCCATATTGATACTCGCTTCTTCCATACCGTTAAACTCCCTAGCTCTATTTTTATTTGTGGAGTAACTAATATCTGAATTGTTATCAGTTGGTTTGTTAGTTATATAAATTGGCATATCCCTATGACGAATGATATAAGTTACAGTCTGCTTCATAGCGACCTCCTACCATTTCATGACTAAGTTAATTAGTCTGTCCTGTTCATCTGTGTTCTCTTCAATCCATTCATAAATAGATTGATTTAATATGTCTAATGCTGTGTATAGATCATTCTCATCTGTTATATTTATACCGTCGATAAATCTATCTTCTAAATCTAAGACATTCACTAGAATGCTGTAATCTTGTTTCTTAACTGCTAATTTAAAATCGAATCCGTCTACATTAATTACTTTTTGACATACATCGCCAATTTTGTAGTACATTGTTGACACTTCCTTTATTTCGTTTTATATTGAATATGCATTAATTTTCTAATTGTTTAGACTGTTACTCATTGCCGTGAGTAACAGTTTTTTTATTCTTCATAAAAGTATTCCTTATAAAATATGAATGTTGCGATACTTGCGAATCCCGCAATCGACCATGCAGTAGTGAAGTATAGAAACGGCATAAGTACAATTGCTAAGACTGTAAAGCACAGTACTGCTACTAGGTAGCTTTTATAAATGTTGCTCATTTTATTCTCTCCTTATATATTTCATTGAAATGCTCATCGACGAATTTATTCATCTTTCTTGCGTTAAATCTCCAGCGATTAAAATTCTCATCAGGGTAATGCACAATTCCTTGCGCTCTTAGTTCTTTTTCAAATCTAGGATGAAATAGTAATCTGTCCTTGATAGTCTCATCAGATGCAATTTTTAATTTCTTCTTTAAGTCACTCATGTTCCATACAGGGTCTAATGAATAACCAATTAGCTCATCATATTCATCTTTTGTGATAAGTACATGTGTTTCAGGTATTGGAACTGTTACGTTTAAAATATGTGGCATTTCTATCTTTCCTTTCGTGTATAATGTTGTTATCTCCTAGTGAAAGGAGGTGATATTGGTGTATATTGATCCTTTAAAAAATGTTCGTTTTTCTATTAATAACGTAATTAGTAATGTTGAAATTTCTAAAAGTATGGCAATTAAACAATCTTTAAAACCTAAGTACCAATTAGATATAATTAATAGAAACAACATAAATTTATTTTCTGACTTCAAAGTAGACTTTCATCTAAACAACTTAATTGAAATGAATTTTAATTTGCGTAATTCTTTTTCATCTCTAACATTTCAAAGAAATTTATTTTCTGAAGAAACGATAAAATCTTTTAAGGAACTCTATAGGTTTGATGATGAGATTGTACTTCAAGCACAACAGACCATTAGAGATTTTTATATCAATCCAACTGCTATCTCTACTTTGGCTGAAGCCATCAATTCGACCTATCCAATAAATGAGCAAAGTACCTACAAGAGACACGATGAATTTGTCAAACGTATCGAAAATGATTTTCCACATCCTTTCAAAAAGTTAATAAGATGGTCTAATGGCATTGCAGCAGGTGCTGACATTCAAATCTTTGTAACAAACTATATAAACGAGAACGATTTACATATTCAAAATTCATTGATAGTTGCTATAGTTTGTTTATTAAGTTTTTTATCGACCTATTGTTCACATTCTAAAAAGTAATAATAAGGCCTAATTTAGTTAACCTTCTTTAACAACTCTGCAACTGCTCGCAACAATTCAGGGTTGTTACTTCTTTCTAAACAGTAACTAGCATGCTTTAGTAATTTGAGTTTTAATTTATTTTTTTCTTTCGCGATTCTAAATTTTTGTAACATTTGTTATGCCTCCTTTGCATTTCCAAAAATTTAATCTAACTTAAATTCTTTTCCATCTATTAATCCATAAAAGTTATTTTTTAAATGCGGATGTCTTTCAAGCGTCATTTCAATAAAACGCGGGTCTATCATTAAGTCGTAGCCATCGTTGTATTGAATATTAACGGGTCGTCTATTACCTTCTTCGTCATAGTAGTAATAGATGACTTTTTTGTTTTGAGCTTGCAATTAAACCTGCTCCTTTCGTGTATAATGTTGTTATCTCCTAGTGAAAGGAGGTGAGGAATCTATATAAAACCTGTTATCATAGAATCGCGGACAGAACACCGAAAATCAGAGCCACAAGTGACAGAGTTAACATCAGTAAATAAGGTAAGTGCTCTTTCCAACCCCAAGGATGGTTTTTTAAAGAAGTTTTTATATCATTTAAAATCTTAAACATTTGAAATCCTCCTTTTTCGTCACTCTTTAATTGGAGTGGCGTTGATTTTTTTGTCTAACTTTTTCAATGCTAATTTGTAAATAACTGAAGCATGTTCGGTTTTAAAATGAGATTCAGCAATAATTTTCAATGTTTCTAATTTATTTCTTGCATCACCGTATGTGGTACTTTCTGATAGAACACCTTCTAAAATTTGTTGAACTCGATAATCTAAAAGTTTTAAGTCTTTATTGATGCATTGTTCGACACACTCTTCTTTGGTTAATGTGATTTGTTCCATAGTGTTCTCCTATTAAGATGTTTGGTTTTCTTTAAATGCTAAAATAATTGATTTCTTTTTATCATTCGTAAATACGAAATTTTCGTATTCATTACCTAAAAAAATATCATCATATTTAACATTAAAAGCACTCATATACTTAGAAAGTAAACTATCTTTAATGTTTGTAGAGTCTTTTTCCATATTTTGAATTGTACGTGATGAGACCTTAAATAAATCTCCTAACTCTTTTTGAGTCAATCCGTAATCAGTCCTCAACTCTTTTAATGTTTTCATGTTGTCACCGCCTTTCGTAAACCTAATATAATACGAAATTTTCGTATTGTCAACATTAAATACGTTTTTTTCGTAAAAAACTTTACTATGATATGAAAATTTCGTATAATAAGAAAAAAAGGAGGTAAGTAATATGAACAAAGAAAGAAATATTATTATAGCCAAAAACATTAGAAAATTTCTCAACGATTCAAATATGTCTCAAAAGAAACTTGCTGAACTCATTAACATAAAACCATCTACTTTAAGCGATTATTTAAATTTACGTTCCAACCCCTCTCACGGCGTTATACAAAGGATAGCTGATGTTTTCGAGGTTGGTAAAAGCGACATAGATACTACATACAAAGACGATAACGACATCACTTCCATATACAACAAACTCACACCTCCCCGCCAAGAAAACGTACTTAACTATGCAAATGAACAATTGGAAGAACAGAATTCTAAAGGAGATAACGTTGTAGATATTAATTCATATAAACAGGAGAAAACTCCAGTTAACGTCAATGGTTGCGTCTCTGCTGGTGTAGGAGAACGTTTACACGATGAAACGCTATTTACTGAAATGGTTAACGGACCTATCCCCACACACGATTTAGCGTTAAAAGTAAATGGTGATTCTATGGAACCTATGTTTAAAGATGGCGAAATCATATTTGTGGAGAAAACTCACAATATAAAGAATGGACAAATTGGTATATTCATCATTGAAGAAGAAGCGTACGTTAAGAAAGTCTTTGTTGAAGATGATAGATTGACTCTAGTTTCACTAAATAAAGATTACGACGATCTACACTTTTATAGAAATGAAAGTGTGAGGTTAATTGGAAAAGTTATTTTATAAAAGGAGCACTTGCAAATGAAAAAATATGATATTGCAGTCTTAGACTTTGAAACTATGAATGAACATATGAACAGCCCTTGCGAAGTTGCTGTATCTTTAATTAAGGATTTATCAATAGTAAAAGTTTATTCATCTTATATTAATCCTCCTAATAATAGATATAACTTGAAAAACGCTAAAATACATAAAATACCTGAAGATGTCATATTAAAAGCACCTAAATATCCAGATATTTACCAAGAAATTCTCTATCTTTTAAAAGAATCACATTTAATTATTGCTCATAATGCACTTTTTGATATTTCAGTATTAAAAAATACTAATAATTATTATGACTTACCTGTTCCAAACTTCATGTATGTCGATAGTATAAATATCTTTAGAAGCTTCCACACAATCTCTAGTTTTAAATTAGAAAATTTGTGTAGCTTATATGATATCGATAAAGAAAAATTACATTCTGCTAAATTTGACGTGCTAGCTTTATCGAAGATGTTGATATCACTCGCTAAAAACAATCAGCATTATAGTGTATTAAAATTAATACATTATATGCCTAAGCAATACATTAGATTTAGCAAATATTCTAACTCTCCAACTAAACTTTTCGATTCAGGATTTCAAAAAAATCATATGAAAATATCTGAGATTAATAAAATAGAAGTGGAAAGTGTAATCCCTATTTTAAAAGATAAAAATGTTGTTTTTACAGGTAATTTTGACACTGAAAAACAAGATTTAATGATATTAACTAGAAAGAAAGGAGCTTATATCAGAAGTGACGTAACTGCAAAAACAGATATTTTAGTCGAAGGTGTTCAAGATGATAAATATAAAGATGTGAACGGACTAGTTTCAAAACAACGAAAAGCTCGAGAATATGTTGGAAATGGTGCAAAAATTCAATTTTTAAATGAAGAAGACTTAATAAATTTAATAAAGGAATAATAACGATGATCAAAAAAATTTTTACAAAAAAACATGTATTCTTAGTTATAGAAGATGAAAACCATAATCACAGTGATGCTGTTTTTGGAAAAAGTATATTACTTTCAATTTACGTCGGTGTGAATAAAAAGACTAATTCTAAATCAGGGAAATTTATATACCTTGACAGATCTAAAAGAATCGTTAGACAATCTGATATCACCAAAATAGAATCAGCTAACGAAAATGATGTAGATTTTTATAATTTACTGAAGAAAGAAAAGGAAATTGTTTATTCCAAAAATATAGTAGATAAATACAATTTAGCGAACTATATAATTTACTACGAAGTTAGTACTAAAGAATAAACCAATCCATTATTTCATAATACTAACCTTAAATTTACAGAGGTTTTAATTATGAAACATGAAAAAAGCAATCTTAACTTTAAGTCTTATATTTATTACCTACTACCTCACTTTTAAATATATGTGGATTAAAGAATTGAAGTATTAATCATGCTTATTTGAAAAAGACGTCTATTTCAGCAGTGTTTGAAAGGAAGTTTATAATGAAAATAACTAATTGCAAAATAAAAAAAGAAACTATAGTATATGAAGTTTTAACTAGTGGTAATCAACCATTCACTTATGAGTTACCTAAAGATTTATCGTCACATAATGCGCGTAAATACTTGGAATTTATTTCACAAAAAATAGATGGCGATAAGTTAACCAAAGAAGATTCATTATGATTTTACTAATCAAAAAACGCCTACAAGTGTAGACGTTGAATGGTGGTGAGAGTGTGAGCGAGAATAAAGGAGAAATGATGACGCATAATATAGAAAAACGCATTAATAAATTAAAAACTTCTGGAAATCCAAAATTTAAAAAATTAGATTCAGATATTCACTATTTACTCAAGAGATTTGAAGGTGAAAAAAACCATAAAGGTTTTTATCCAAAGTTTAAACAAGGAGAAATAGTTTTTGTAGATTTCGGTATAAACGTTAATAAAGAATTTTCTAATTCACACTTTGCAATAGTGATGAATAAAAATGATTCTAATACGGAAGATATAGTAAATGTTATTCCCTTATCTTCTAAAGAAAACAAAAAGTATTTAAAGATGAATTTTGATTTGAAATGGGAGTATTATTTAAGGTTGTTTTTAAATTTAATTAGCGCGCAAAATAATTCAGCTATATTAAAAGAAGTTTTCGATAAAAAATACCAAAAAAACAACACAGAATTCATCACTAAAGATTATTTTAGTGAATTTATATCTGATAGTTTAGAAATTGAAAATAAATTAAATAAAATTGACAGAAACATTAATAACATAGTATCAGCAATTGATAAGGTAAAAAAATTAAAAGGTAATAGTTACGCTTGCATAAATTCTTTCCAGCCGATTAGTAAGTTTCGCATAAGAAAAGTTTTACCCCAAAAAATTAAAAATCCAGTAATAGATTCTTCGGATATTATGTTACTGATAAATAGAATTAATAATAATATATTGCAGATTCCTGATATAAGATGATATAATTTTAATATATTAAAGGTTTATCCTTTAAAACACGTATATATTCGTTACCATTTTTGGTAATTAACCATGTAATCTTATAACTATAAGTGGCGTCTGTATTTTATACAGGCGTCTTTTTTTATACAATTTTCATGGGTAGCCCGCCTACCCTTATTATTTTTTGCCAATTTTGAGGAGGGAACGCATGAAAACACGTTGTTACGATGGTAAAAAATGGCAATATGAATTTAAGCATGAAGGAAAAAGATACCGTAAGAAAGGTTTTAGAACAAAGCGTGAAGCTAATTCTGCTGGACTAGACAAGTTAAATGAGTTAAGAAGTGGTTTTAATATAGATAACTATATAACTCTTGAAGAATACTTCGAAAATTGGATTAAAACGTATAAACAACCTGTTGTTAAAGAAAATACCTACCGTCATTATAGAAATGCATTACAACATATACAAAAACATAAAATAGGTAAAATGGAGTTATCAAAGATAAATAGACAAGTTTATCAGAAATTCATAAACGACTATTCAAAAGAACACGCAAAAGAAACTATAAGAAAAACAAACGGTGCTATTCGGTCAGCTTTAGATGACGCATTATATGATGGACTTATTTTTAAAAACCCCGCTTATAAAGTTAATTATAAAGCCGGAAAACCTACGAAGTCAGAACAAGAAAAATTCATCTCGGTAACTGAATATGAAATACTAAAAGATCACGTCAGAAAGAAGAGAACTCGTTCATCATTAGCGTTATTCATAATGATTTGTACGGGTTGTCGTGTCAGTGGTGCAAGAAATATAAAGACTGAGCATATCAACCAAGTGAAAAACACTATATTTATTGACGAGCGAAAAACCGATACTTCCCCTAGATATATCAGTATCGCTAAATCTGATATGAAACACATTATGGACGTCATAAGTACATTTGCAATTAGCTATGATGGTTACATTTTCAAAGAAGCCGGATCTATAATTAACCTTCAGGCTATCAATAATGCTTTGAAATCAGCCTGTAGAGTCAATAATATACCAATTATTACATCGCACGCATTAAGACACACTCATTGTTCTTATTTACTAGCAAAAGGTGTATCTATACATTACATTTCTAAAAGATTAGGTCATAAAAATATAGCAATAACTACATCCGTGTATTCTCATTTGTTAGAAGAAAAATTTAATGAAGAGGACAAAAAAACAACTAAAATTTTAGAAAGTATGTAATTTAGGGACCCATTAGGGACTCCAAACCCAATAAATACTGTTGTTACAAGGTTTCTATGTATCCAAACTGGGGGCAATATAAACGCGCTGATTTAATCGGACAATCTTCTTATATTAAAAATAATGATGTCGTAATATTCAATGAAGCATTTGATAATGGTGCATCAGACAAATTATTAAGTAATGTGAAAAAAGAATATCCTTATCAAACACCTGTACTCGGCCGTTCTCAATCAGGGTGGGACAAAACTGAAGGTAGCTACTCATCAACTGTTGCAGAAGATGGTGGCGTAGCGATTGTAAGTAAATATCCTATTAAAGAAAAAATCCAGCATGTTTTCAAAAGCGGTTGTGGATTCGATAATGATAGCAACAAAGGCTTTGTTTATACAAAAATAGAGAAAAATGGTAAGAACGTTCACGTTATCGGTACACATACACAATCTGAAGATTCACGTTGTGGTGCTGGACATGATCGAAAAATTAGAGCTGAACAAATGAAAGAAATCAGTGACTTTGTTAAAAAGAAAAATATCCCTAAAGATGAAACGGTATATATAGGTGGCGACCTTAATGTCAATAAAGGCACTCCAGAGTTCAAAGATATGCTTAAAAACTTGAATGTAAATGATGTTCTATATGCAGGTCATAATAGCACATGGGACCCTCAATCAAATTCAATTGCGAAATATAATTACCCTAATGGTAAACCAGAACATTTAGACTATATATTTACAGATAAAGATCATAAACAACCAAAACAATTAGTCAATGAAGTTGTGACTGAAAAACCTAAGCCATGGGATGTATATGCGTTCCCATATTACTACGTTTACAATGATTTTTCAGATCATTACCCAATCAAAGCCTATAGTAAATAG